GCAACCCTCTAGGTTGAGGGAGAGGCTATCAGGCCGGTTACTTGCTGTCAAGGGATAAATGCGCAAGACGGCACCGCAGGAGTAGCAGATTGTCACGATCCGCCGCCGAGGAGTTGCGTCTTGGCGCCAGCCGTAGAGCTGACGCCGCCGGCGCCGGTTAGATCGGTACCCTCAAAACCGGCTCCTGCCGCAAGAGCTGCTCGCGAGCGCGCGGCTTGGCCAACGGCCTGGACCTGGCTTGAGGCAATCGTAGGCGGAGGTGCGGCCGGTGGCAGCGGAGGCGGAGGAGGAACCGACATTGACGGCGTGCCAAAGATACCCATTGGGGTTTCCCTCTCAGATCAGGAGCAACAGAGCGAAAACGCCGCACAAAATGCTGGTGCCAACGATCACGCGCTGAATGGCAACCATCGCGAGGTAGCCGTTAGAGGCAATTTTGCCTTCGACCAATGCGCGCTTCTCCGCGCGGCCTAGCATGTAGGCAATCAGATGCGAGAGGTAGGCGAGGCCGAGCGTGACGATCGCAAGACGCATGGATCCAATATGCCCGGTCAAGAGCCCGGCAACGAATACGGCCACGAGGTAGAGCGCGCCGTTGACGATGGCGCCGATCGCGAAGATGTTCATCAGTCAAACTTTCCGAGATAGACGAAGAACCACACCGCGAGTAGCAGCAGGAGGACCACCATGACGCCACCGATGACTATGAATGGCGTCATCACCTCACCGCAGGATTGATGCAATGCATCGGATAGATGGAAAGCGGCGCGCAGGGGTCAGGTTGGGATACTGGCACCGGAAAGAGATTGCGCAGCATCGTCTCGGCGCGCTCGCGGTATCGTGCCCAAGCTGGTTTGGCGATCATGCTGAGATCACAGGTGAAGTACGATGAGCCGCCTGTGGGGGTGGTGCCGCACCGATCGTCATGGTCTGGGTCAACACCCTCGGCGCGGGCTATCAGCCGTGCGACGTGCTCAACCACTTCCTCAGCGACGTTGTGATGCTCGGCTGGGATCGCGATGACGATTTCCGGTGGCGATTGGTAATCCATCGGCGTCCTACCTCAACGGATCGTAATCGGACGTGAACATGGAATGGCGGCGCTCGAGCATATCGATTTCGGCGAATACGCGCTCGGCCGGCGTCATGGTGTTGAGCGCGCTCTCGATCTGCTCTTGCCGCTTGAGATTGTCAAAGTAAAGCGGGCGCGCGAGGGCAGAGTCGAGGAATTCGCCTAGCTCGCGCCTGGCGTCCTGAGCTTGCTTGGATTGGCCTTGTGGTGCGCCGTTTGAGATCTCAGGCGGTTCACGGCCGGGGCGATAGAGCGGGCGGCAATCGGTCATGCCACGGCACCATCGAGGAATGGCACTGACAGCCAGACAATCTTTGGGATCGTCGGGAGAGATGGGAGGCGAGGCGGGGTAATCGGTCATCTTCCGTGCTCTCGTAAATCGTCGCTGAGACGCTCGCCAGTGTTGAGAAAGCGCTTGCACGCGCGGGTTCTCATGCTCAGCCAAGTCAGTCATAAAACAGAAAAAAACGTCTCTATATCTGCAAAAATCATGCGCATCGCGCGCGCTCTCTTTCCTCACGTTCTCTAATTGCCTTGGGCGGCGCGTTCGAAACACCTGATCGCCGCAACGCGCCCCGCGCGCAAGCCGTGAAGGAAAGATCGCTGTTGGGCCGCTATATTTTCGCTATAGACGCCTTCTGCGTTGAGGCCATCTGTCGGGTGTTTGTCAATTCGTTCCTCGATTATGTCCCAAATTCTTTTACGAGTGCTTGTTATGATACGCCTGGCAAATTCAATTAAAAATTCATCCGAACACTTATACTCAGTAAGATCATCATCTAGAACCACAAACCCCAAATCCATAGCTAACTCAAGTAGAAAACTATCGGCCTCGGTAAAATCTTTCCGTCTCTTTGTTATCAAATCGATTTTCATCTAACACTCTCCCAAGGGTCGCCCGCGCATAGTTTCCCGCTCTGATTGGTGCGCTTTCTCGATATCCTTGCGCTCTTTATCACGCGCGCTCTCTTTCCTCACGTTCTCTAATAAGACGCTCGCCAGTGTTGAGAAAAAAATACATCGCCTCTTTCGAAAGACGATAAACGCAATCGATGCCGGTGATAGCCGACACACTGCAGGTCGCAAAGCCGCGCCGGACTAGATCATCCCAATCAGGGTTACTCGAACAGCGATAGAAGTTCCGAAACGCAATCTTTTTGCCACGATCAAGACCGAGCGCATGGCGGGCCATCTCTACCTGTTCGTCGGAAAATTCGTAGACTGCCATGCGTGAAAATCTCTCTCGAGTTTCGCCATATTGAATCGCTGGCCGCCGAGGTAAACCACGCCTTCGAACACTTGCACCTGGGCGCCGTAGAGCTCCTCGAGACAAGCGAGGAGCGACAGAGCGTCGGGGCTCATTTCAGAAATAAGTGGCCGCGACAATCGGGATACCGCGGAAGGTCGGTCGCTGACCATCGACGAACCATCTACCTCCGCCGAACGCCAGCTTAAAGATGGCGATTTCCTCGGGCGATAACCCCACACCGTTTACCGTCTTCACGTCTTTGGCCCGCGCGTCCACCCGTGCATCGAAGTCAATCACTGCTTGCTCTCGCATGGCCGCCAATGCTTCGGCGTCCGCCTTGAAGACGCTATCGCGAAGCACACGCGGCACCATAACTATGGATGCCGACATTCCAGCAAAAATATTTAGCCTCTCACACTTCGCCTGCAGGCCCGGACCGGGCCCATCGGTGATACGCACCGTAAAGCGCTTATCGCCTTTGAGCCGCGCCTCTTCGCTGGTTAATTCGAGAAACATCTCATTTCATCGCTAAGGGATCGTAATCCGATGTGAAGCTGTTGGCTACGCCGCCAACCCTCCAGAGTGAAGGTGGGCGCACGATAGCGCGCTTGAGGCCGGAGAGGCAAATGTAGCGCGTGCAATCCATAAGATGGTCCGCCTGGCCGTCTTTCACCCTACCCTTTTCGTCGCGCTGATAGAAGCGCTGTTCGGCGAGCCAATTGGCAAGCGTGCGGAATACCATCATCCGCTGAGTGGAGAGGCGCGTCCAGACTTCGTAGATGCCGGCCTCGAGGGCATTTTCGGCTTCAACGAGCGTATCGAGCCCGAGGTCGTTGTAATCCTTGAGCAGGCGCTGGCCGTCACGTTGACCACGACCGCGGGCGGCCGGATCGATCACGCCTGGGATCCAGGTTCCTCGTGCGCGAATGGCGGCGGCATGAATTGGAGGCTCGGCCTCGCCGCGGTAATGCTCGCTGTAGAGATAGACGATATCGGTTTCGAGATCGTGTGCGGCCCAAAGCGCAGCGGTGCGGTTCCAACCAACGTCGAGCGCATAGCACTGCACAAAATGGTCGGGGATCTGGAACGGATCGCAGAGGAAGGCTTCTTCCGGGACCGGATAGATGGCGCCGGCACCAAGGGAAGGAATGCCTTCGGATCTTGCTTTGCGCTGGAAGGGCTGAATGCGGGAGAGCTCTTCGGCCATCATTGCTTCGGTAAGGTGTGGGACGTGTCGCCAGCCAGCATTGACGATGAACTTACCGGACATGATCAGAACTTGATGGCTGCCAACGTGATCGGCGCCGTGGTGCGGCGCTTCTGGCGCACCAGCGCGCTTTCTAAGTGGCGATGCGCCTTGATAAGGTTATTGCGCCAAGCGACACGGCGTTTGCCGCTGGATCCGTTGCGCCCGTTATCGATGCGATCACCGATGCGGATATTGGCGAAGGATTCGAGATCGTCGAGATCGTCGGTCATCACGAGTTCAAGGCCGAAAGGTAGCGGCGATATGACGGCTGAGAGGCAGCGGTATCTTGGCGATCATGGCGCTGGCAAACTTGACGCAACGGCCTTCGTCGGTCATTGCCCTTTTTGCTCATCACTACACTTCGCTCGATCCGATATAACGGCCTCGTATCTGACCTTGCGAAGCCATTGCATCACGATATAGGGCTTCGACGCCTCATCGGTTTCATCTTTGAGGTCACTGAGAAGGTCAAGAGCGTACTCTCGGTCCTGATCGGTGATCTTGCCAAGTTCTGCATCGTAATCATGGGGTGTTGGCGCACTCATCACTTATCACGCGACGGCCTTCATGAGCCAATCGGAGCGCTCTTCGAAACGATCAGGCAGCGAGCCGCCGGGAAGGAATTCTAGCACCACTTTCGACATTCCTTCAATCGGGGTGAAGGTCAAGAGCAGATGGCCGCGCGATGTCATAAGCCGAATGCCGCATTCCTCGTAAACGTCGATGCCGGGCTCTTCGTCAAGCCAGACCAGGTCTTGTTCGGTGCCTTCGAACGAGCCGCGGCCTTGCTCATAGGACTTGAGACCGATTTGCGACCAGCCGCCGCTGCGATGACGCACTGCGATCGTATCTGCGAGATTGGCAATGCCGCGCTTCCAGGTGACGCTGCCGATATCCTCGCGGGGAACGAGGCCGGTTCCAGAAAACGTCTTTTCCCGGCTGCGCCATGAAACCTTGCCGAACAGCTTGGCCTGAATGATATCGCGGGTCGACTCGTTCGATTTGCCGGCTGCCCAGCAGGAGATCGGTCCGGCGCACCTGTGACCGACCCACCAACGCGGGTAGCGGCCGGTCAGATGCAGCGTGGCTTCATAGCCGCCGATTGACTCGCTCTTGCCAATTCTGTTGGCGGCTAGCATCAGCCGATCGCGGTGGGGTGAACCATCGCAATCTGGCGGGCAACTCGGCAGCAATTCGTGTTGTCCACCCGCGGCGAAGAATTCCATGTGACGCGGATAGAGCAACCGGCGCAGGGAACCGTGATCGGGAAAGTAGGAGAACAGGCGCCGATAGGGCTCAGCCCGGCTCACGTTCTCCCGCAGCTTCGCGGCCAGCGTCGCGCGGCCCTCCGGGGAGAGCCTCGATAAGATCGGCAACAGCCGCTTGGTCGTCGACGCTGAGAGCATTGAAGATGTTCACTTGGGTGCGCGGGCCGTCCGGTTCCGGCAGTCCTCCAAAATGCTTCAGAAGTGTGAAATTGGCCTGGTTCTTGTCGGCGAGCTTGAGCTCGGGGCCGTTCTCGGTCCACTTCACTTGCTCGATCGCCTCGCTCAGTTCGCGCGGCAATGCGGTGATGTTCTTGAGCGTCTTGCCGTCCGCTTCATAGAAATCCGCTACGTTGGCGCGGCCGATGCGGTCGATGCGCACCACGATCGAGGCTGGGCGGATATCACGGTACGCGATGGCCTCGACAAAGAGCGCGCGCACCCGAGCCTTGACGTCAGCGCGATTGGCGAGGCGCCGTCCATTGCTATCGGCGTTTTTCGGCGCGAAGCCGGCGCGCTCATAGGCCTTGGCTCGTGCTTTCTTGTCACAAGCAAGCTGCAGCTCGACAAGTTCACGCGCAAAAATCTCGTGTTGCGGGTCGACCAGGATTCCCATTGTGTGCGATCTGCAGCATATGCCCGATTCAATCCGATTCACAAGTTAGGCCCTTTGGCCCCAATTTTCAATGATCCTGGATCCAGTCAGGTTGAGCGTTGGGCGAGAATGGAACCTGGGGGCGATGCAAGGCGCGAACGCCGCCAGCGGGCGGATCAGGAAATGCACCATTGCTCGGCTCGGTTAGGCCTTCGGATTCGGCCTTTCCGAGTGCTGCGGCGACCATAGCGTCGGTATCGACTTCGACAGGAATTGGATCAGGCGAGGACGGTGCGGTGGAGGGACCGGACTCGGTCATCGATGCGCTGGGAATATCCATTGAAAAGTCGACAATCCCTGAGATTGGCACAGGCTTGCCTGCCATCGGCAGCCGCCCATTGCGCATGCGGGTGAGGATCGAGCGCACCCAGGTAGCGCTGTCTAGGCCTTCGAGCTCGGCTTGTGCGCCGATCCATTGCTCGAGTTCTTCGCTGATGCGCACGACCAAGCGCTTTGACAGGTTGCTCATGCTCTAAACGCGAAAAGGCCGCCCGGTGCGGCCGGACGGCCTTAGTATCTCCAAAAAAGGTTCGGACTTGGGTGGAATTACCGCATATGCTTCTCCGTGTTGGCGCAAGGTGAGAGTGAGAGCAGAGGGTCCACACAAA